GTCGGTAACGCGGGCCACATAAATCATTTTAAATGGTGTCGTATCGCTTAGAAGTTTACGACCTTCAATGCGGTAGGTGACGTCCAGGTCTTCTGGTCGCAATACCCGCAAGCAATAGGGATCACTTGGTAGCGTATGCTGACTTGCAAATTCAAATGCTGGTGTTTCGGTATCAGCCGGTAGGCTAATTCTTTTAATTAAACAGTTCCACGGGTGAGCCCGGAAAACGGAATCGCGAACGAAATTATAGCGCTGATTGCACACACGACCGGCGCGACTGTCTTCCGTCAGCGCAATAATATTGCTTGCGCCAATCATGTTTAGCGCGGAGTTACAAATATCGACTTCACTCGCCATCGTGTTTTTCCTTAAAGAAAAAGGGGGGCTTTCGCCCCCCTTCGCCTGTTAGTCAATCACATAGTGGATCAAGAAACTCATCGTTCCTAATGTTCCACCCGCTGCAGCCATCGTGGCGGCAACGTAGAAATAACCACCGGGATTTGTGGAATCCCCGGCAAGTTCCCAAAGGCGCTTGCCAGCGGTGTCAATGTTCGCAGCTTCAAAACGAACATCTGCCATAGCCGCGGCGTCAGCAACAGCACTTGCAAAAACGTCTTCGTCTTTGACAACGCCAGCGGTCGTATAGATGCCGACGTTAAAAGTACAACTGCCGCCCAGCGTATCCGAACCAATGAATAGCTGAGTGATGTTTGCGTGAGCGGGGATTTGTGCCAACATTACAATATCGTCGTCGTCGGAATCTCCAGCCGCTACCTCTATGGTGCCAGCAGCTACACGCACTACGCCATGCAGATCCTGGGAGTCGCTCAAAGTCGGAGGGCTAGCCTCAAAATTTGAAACGAGAGTGGAGTTTTTAGTACCCATTTTCTATCTCCTCTCCTACTCGTTACACGCTATTTCAACAACTTTGTCTTCTTCCATCCTGGTGCTACCAAACGTCGAACAGTAGTAGACCTGAACGGAATATGACTTGTCGCTGCGTTCATCGATTCTAGCCATTACGTCCTTACCAACTGCCAGCTTGCAGCCGTCTTGCGCCCATGCGTAACAGAGGCGAGACGTTCCATCGTCCGACAGACGATTTGACGTAATAAACTGGAATCCAACAAACGTATCGATATCACCTTGAACCAGAGCTTTGCTTCACACTACGGCTTTCGCCGCCAGCTAGCTGTTTGTGCGCTGGACTTTCTCTTCATCTCAGTAAGATGCTGCCCGTCAAGTCTCTACACGTTCCCTTTTGCAAGGGCTTCGCTCGGGATTACCATTTTACAGGCTTCCCCGAATTTGAGCAGTTTTCAGATGATCGTTACCGATCAACTAGGCCAAACCGACCGTATTAAAGTCTGACGAGGTGGCGGTCGTGGTGTTGAGCAAATCTTCGATCTGCTCTGGACTAACGACTATGTACCGTGGAATCGAAGGATCGACACTTTGCGCGTCGAGCAATTTTTTCGCAGATACAAGTTTAGCTACCGTTAATCCGGCGGAACCGTGTGCAATTTTCTGGCCGCTCGGGAACGTAGTAGAGGTCGTTCCCGATTTGCCAGTTAACGCAGTCCCACCTAAAGCCGATATGATTTCGTCGTCCATTGCTCGACCAATTGCCGCCGCAGCCGCACGGGCATACGAACTTGTTGGATCAATCAACATACGGACTTTATCGCTATCGTCTATGAGGTCGGCCCACTCGTATGAGGTTAGGCTGACCATTCGCCGAGAATGCTTTCTGTTATGGCAATCGCTAATTGCCTCTTCGATTCCTCGAAGTGTCGGACCATATCATCACCTTATAAAAGGTGCGCTGCGCTTCGGGACGGCTTCGTCCCTACTCCTTTCGGATGGCCTCTGAACCTTCCGCAATTGCGGCTTGGATGCTGATTACCTGTTCTAGGCTTCCAGCAATTCACAGCGTTTGCATACAGCGTCACCGCTGCATGGCCCCATTTAAAATTAAGGCGTCTCGACTAAAGGCGTATCTCCGTGCCGTGAAGTGCGGGCAACTGCCGCGGCTTCGCCGATCTGGTCGAAGAATGCCTTTTCGCCGGTAACACTTTCAGTGTCAACGGCTCCTCGCAACAAACTACCCATTTGCTGCGAGAGCAAATTAACATTCGATGAAAATTGATTCACGAATGCTGTCGTAACTTGAGTAGACATACTCAATGCTCCTACAGTTGTGGTTGTCAAATGCGTGGGTTATCGGTCTCTCGACCGGCTCACTGTCGGTTAGGCCGACTACACCACCTTGCTCACAGGTTTGCGCCGAGGGGCTTCCAGCTTATCCTCGGGTTCATTAAGAAACTCCATGTATTTTGTTGCTAATGCCACTGGGTCAATCGTGGTGCGCGCGCTGCCAAACTGAACGGCCAAACGCAAACACTCTAACCTAATCGCCTTGCTCTCCATTCATTTGCTCCCTCAAACTCAAAACTTGGTTAACAATACGACCATGGTCCGGGTGATGCTTTTCCCAGTAAGGTGAATTTTTTGCAGTCAGCGTCGAAATTTGATCCTGCAAATCTTGGTCGTTTACGCCGGGACGACTGTCTCGACCGGCAAGGCCGTCCTCGCTAATCTCGCTTGAAATGTAGTCGCTCATCCGAACCATAAACCGCACGAGGTCAGGGTTGTCGCCTAGCAGCGTGCCGTCTTGCAGCACAATTTCGGTCAGGTCCGGCGCGTCAAACTCTTTCACAAGATCGTTAGCGGTTTGCATCTTGTCTTCAAAGTCTTTGCCGTACTCTTTACGCAGTTCTGTCTCTACCTCGCTGCGGTGTTGCTCAAGGTTTGCTTCCGTTTGCGTTTTTATACCGCCAGAAAACTCTTCATATTGGCTAGCTAACTTCTGGGCTTGCCGCGGTGACAAACCGGCACCGTGCGCGGCTCCTTTAAACCAATCGGTAAAATCTTCGTTAGCGTTTTCACCAAGCTCTAACTCGTATTCGCTGGAGTCTGTTGGGCGCCCAAGTTTTGTGTACACCTGTTCCCAATCTTCGTCGGTCGCCCAGTTGCCAGGGATGGCAACCTTGTCACTGCCCACCATCTTCTGCGCGTTGACATAGCTTTTCGCCATGGCTTCCACGCTTCCAATATGTTGTAGGCTTGCATCCTGTTGTAGGTCTTCCGGTAGGCCCGCTCTCCAATCCGTCTCAGACGGGGCTATCTCTTCCAAGACCTCCGCTACCTGATCATCAGCCATTTGATTACTGCTCCTTTGGTTCGTCCCTTAGAATTGAATGTAAAAAAAGCAGCACGTCGCGCTGCCCTTCACGAAAAGCCGTCTCGTTGCTGTCAGGGACGAAGCTAGTTCTATACAGCCCGAAACGGCGGCTTAAATCGTCGAGAATGATTTGGCCGTCATCACTCTCAAAAATCATTTTATAAGTGGCGCGTAAATCTTTGGGGTTCACTGTTGACCGCCCTGCAGGACACTCAAGTCTATACCGCTCTCACGGGCCTCTTTCATTGCCGGCGCCGCTTGCCCAGCGGCTTGTGCCATCTGTGCGGCTTGCGCCATTTGTTGCTGTTGCGCTTGTGCTTCTGCGCGCTCTTCGCGCACATTGGCAACTTGACCCTCACCACGAACAACTGTGGCTGGCGTGTTTGTCACCTTAATAATGTGCTTGGCTAATCCATCCATGTCTAGATGATCGATGATGCTAGAATCCAGATTCATTAAAGGCATTAAAAACTCAATCATCTGCAGAATTGACTGAACATCGCCAGACCGCTGTGCGCGCGCTAGAGGCGATACATACTCAATGTCGATTTGCCCGTTTCTTAAAAGCTCAGGCGCTGGCAAGAATTGTTTTTGGCGCGTGAGGATTGCAAAGCAGCGGTTGATTAAAGGTTGAAGAAGCTCCGCTTGAAGGCGACCCAGAACCGGGCCGAGTAGACGCATTTTTTCTTCGGTGCGCTGGATTACCTCCGTCGCCGTCATCTGTGGACCCGTACCCAAAATAAGCTGATCCACATAAAACGCAGCCCTGATTGCTTGGCGACGCTGCTCAAGCATAACATCGCCTAGCGGATTATTCGCGCCGATGTTTAATTGCTCAATGCGGTCGCGAGTGCCACTGCGGTAAAAATTTAAACCGCCAGGGGTCATCCTGACAGGCATGACCATGCCGTCGTCGGGCACCATTAAAGGCGGATGGATTTGAAGTTGAGCAGCACGAATGACAATTTCGCTCATCTTGTTGACCATCTTCGTGTCACTGAGCGCTGTCATGCTCGGACTTCTTCCATAGCCCCGCTCGAATGACGCCTTTAAAAACCTGGGTACACAATATGGAAAATCGTCATAACCGCTTTCGCCAATGATTTGCTTTTCATCGGCGTCGATGTAGATGCTGGCAAACGGTTTATTGATAGCGTTGCGCTTGCGCGTATCGCGATCATCGCGCGGCATAACAATGTGCAGCAATTCGATTTCGGCGTAAGGGTCATCCACGTTCAATTTTTGTATTCGTTGTGTGACCTGTTGCTCGCCGAACTGCCGCACGGCTGCGCGGGCACTGGTTTTGTATGATCGAAAAACCGTGTCCACCCGGCCTTGTTCATTCTCACTTACCCAACACTCGGCTATGTGTCGCGTCGAAAACCGCAACCCATCTTTGTCATCGGCCTCAATAAACATGACGCCAGTGCCAAACGTCACCAAGTCGCTGTATAATTCGTGGATCTGCTCTTGAAAATTAGATCGAGCCAAATGCGCGTACATAACGTCCGTCGCACCTTCCAGCCACTCCTTCGCCTCATCTTCGCCATTCAGTGCGTCTGAGGCATACCTTAGCGAAAACCACGGGGTCGCGGCATTCGTCAACATGCCATGGAGAGATGCAGACATAAGTTCCGCGGCATGGATAGCGGTGCCGTCAAAGATAAGCTCGGAGCGTTTGTCGCCGCTGGTGCGCTTTTTTGTTATGTCGGCCTTACGCGGGACAATGTAGTCGGCGACCTCTTGCCAATGACTTTCCCAAACCTGACGCTGAGTCTTTAGTGTGCCATAACGCTTTATAAGCGCGGCGGCACGCGGGTCGTCTGTCATGCGTTACTGCCCTAACAATGTTTTTTTGGTCGCCGGTGCGGCACTCAACAGCCCTTGACCGCCTGTTACCCGCGCGGCGGCTTGCCCACGCTTTTTTGTCACCTGACGCTCAACCCGCTCTGCCTCTTTAGTGTCTTTGGGCTTAATAGGCGGGTCAGGCGGAACCGGCGGAATTGGCGGCGGATTTGGCGTGCTAGGTGGCGAAGCAAAACACATTTATTTTCTCCTGACTAAACGGGCAAACGCACGCTGCTCGTAACCATAAGCATCGTCGGTTTCCTCAATCTTAAATTTGCAATGTTCTAACCAGCGCAGAGAGGCCCAGTTGCGGGCATCAACCCAGTTGTAAATGTAGTCGTATGGCTGCAATAGAATTTCAGTCCAATCGAGGCACTGGCGCAAAAAGCGCAATCGGTATGCGCTCGAAATCAGTTCCTCGGTTGACAATAAATAAGCCACGCCAGCGCGTGGGTCTTCAATGCAATCGCGAACGCCAAACATCCCAATAATGTTTCCGGTGTCGCCAATCACCGTATAGTTATCTATGCGATCCCAAGTAAATCCGTACACCAACGCTTCAAGCGGCGTTACATTGCCCGACGCCTTCAGTTCATCGCGGTCGCCGCGCTTGATGTTTTTGGCTAGCTCAATGCAGTCAATCAAACGAGCTTGGCGCACATACATTTATGCAGCCGGTTGAAAGGGATTGTAATCGCTGATCGCGTGAGGTTGCGGCGGTGCGCCGTTAAATTTATCTGTTTGCTCTAAACCGACCGACATGTACCGAAAGCTATCGGCGCTATGTGACGACCAATCGTGAACTGGAGAATCTCTAAATGTTCGTGTGCGCTCAGAATAAGCGCGGTGATAGTGGCGCAGCGCTTCCAAACCCTTGCGGCAGTTGTCGCGATCAAACCAACATCGAGGTATCAGCATCCTTGCGGCGTGAATCCCATCCTCAACCGGCAAGCGCGGTACTACTCTAAAAGTTAAGCCCAGGCTGTAAGCGGCCTCTCGCCTACTCTTGCCGGTGCCCATCTCTTTGACCTCTAGATCGTGGGGTCCGTAGTGGTGGCCGTAGGTATAGGGTTTGCTATCAAGCTCTGCCACATAGTGCGGCAAGCCTTCGCCTCGGTTCTCATAATAATCTATAACGTGTACTTCGCCGCGGCCGATGCTTTGTGTAAAC